GTTCTCTACAATCATTGGTTCAGTATAATAAATAAAGATATAAGGGAGAACAACAATGGCAAGAAGTTTCAGCGTAGCGCAATTCAAATCTAATTTGACATTCGGCGGCGCCCGTCCTACACTCTTCGAAGTCAATCTATTTTCGCCTCCTCAAGGCGTTCAATTGGATATGCCTCAAGGCGGTCGCTTTCTAATACGATCTGCTCAAATTCCAGACTCAACTGTTGGATTGATTTCTATTCCATACTTTGGTCGAGCTGTAAAGATGGCTGGTGATAGAACATTCCCAACTTGGAACGTTACTGTTATTAACGATGAAGATTTCAAGCTTAGAGCTGCTATGGAAACATGGTCTAACTCGATTAATCAGCTTCGTGGAAATACACGTCTTAGATCAGCATCGAACTTGAACTATAAAGCAAATGCTCAAGTCATACAATATTCTAAAACGGGTGAAACGCTAAGAACTTATGTTTTTGAAGGACTTTATCCACAGAATATTGGAGCTATTGATCTAGCATGGGATTCCACAGATCAAATTGAAAATTTCCAAGTATCGTTTGAATACGATAACTGGTATCTGGGTAATGCCGGTATTACAGCCGCAAATGGCATTGGCGATCAAGGATAAATAGTTCTGAATACCTTTTTATTATTAAAGTAGGAGTGCCTTGATGGCCATAGAACTATTTGGATTTGAGATAAAGAAAAAGCCCGCGGAAGTAGTAGAGATTCCGTCGTTTTCTCCACCGGAGACTGACGACGGAGCTCTAACCGTTTCCGCGGGTGGTGCTTATGGAACATATCTCGACCTTGAGGGCTCTGCTAAGACCGAAGCCGAGATCGTCGCGAAGTACCGCGAGATGTCGATTCAACCAGAATGTGAACAAGCTATTGAAGAACTCGTCAACGAAGCCATCGTTAAAGATGGCAATAAGAACATCGTCGACATCAATCTAGACGACCTAGATTCTCTGAAAGTTCCAGAACGAATCAAAGATCTTATCTCTGAAGAATGGAACACTGTATCAGAACTGTTCAACTTCAACAACTATGGCTACGAAATCTTTCGTCGTTGGTATATCGACGGTAGAATGTACTATCACGTAATGGTCGATGAGACCAATCCAAGACTCGGTATTCAAGAGCTTCGTTACATTGATCCTCGTAAGATCAGAAAAGTACGTAACATGCGCCGCGAAAGACGTGGCAATATCTTTGTCAACGTAGTGGTTAGCGAGTTCTTTATGTACTCTGAAAGAGGCTATCGTGGCTCTTCTATGACCGGCATGGAAAATCAGGGTCTCAGAATCGCTAAAGACTCAATCGTTCACATCACATCTGGTCTGACCGATAAAGATAACAAGCTCGTTCTTGGCTATCTGCATAAGGCCATTAAGCCACTTAACCAACTAAGAATGCTCGAGGACGCTACGGTCATTTATCGTATCTCTCGTGCTCCAGAACGTCGTATCTTCTATATCGATGTCGGTAGCTTGCCTAAGATGAAAGCCGAGCAATATGTCAAAGATATGATGACGCGTCACAAGAATCGTCTGGTATACGACGCCACGACTGGCGACATCAGAGACGATCGTAAGTTTATGACGATGCTCGAAGATTACTGGCTACCTCGTCGTGAAGGTGGCCGCGGTACAGAAATCTCTACTCTGCCTTCCGGTCAAAATCTTGGTGAACTGTCAGATGTTCGTTACTTCGAGAAGAAGCTTTACAAGGCCCTGAACGTTCCTATGACTCGCCTTGATCCAGAAACTTCTGGCTTCAATCTTGGCCGTTCTGCCGAAATCACTCAAGACGAATTGAAGTTCCAAAAGTTGATCAATCGTTTGCGTCTGAGATTCTCGCAGCTGTTCTTGCACACTCTTGAAAAGCAACTTATTCTTAAGGGCATTCTGACTTCTGAAGATTGGGCCGAGTACAAGAACAAGATTCATTTCAACTTCAATACCGATAGCTATTTCTCGGAACTGAAGGACGCAGAGATTCTGCGCGAAAGGTTGACTACGCTTGAACAGATCACTCCATACGTTGGTATGTTCTACTCACAAGAGTGGGTCAAAAAGAATATTCTGCAACAGTCTGATGAAGACATCGAAGAGATGCAAAAGCAAATCAAGAGTGAAGAAGTCATGCCAGGTAGCTTGGCTGATACTGCTGCTCAAGAGCAACAAGCCCAAGATATGGCGATGCAACAACAGGGCGCAGATGCTGGTGGTGGAGCGCCACCACCAGCTGCATCTGCAGAACCAGAAACGACTAAATCTGGAAGAGGCCCAATGATTACTCAGATCGTTCAAGGAAAGACTGGACCATATACTAGAAAATTCCCTGAAGTTCGTAAGAAGAGAGAGAAACCGCGAGAAATCAAGACGGTTGAGACTCTTCCTCCAAACTTCAGATAAATATAAATAGATAATGCAAATAGGAGACAGATATGCCAAATAGCGCGGAAGATATCGTAGATTTTATCATGAATAAAGATCACCTTAACCTTAAGAGTGCACTGGATGATATCATGACGTCTAGAGTTCAAGATGCTCTGGAAGCCCGTAAGGAGTATATCGGTAGTCATATGTTTAATCCAGAGCTCGAGGAAGTGGAATCAGATGACGCAGAACAATAAAGACCTTCATGAAGTCGAAGATCCAGACGTAAAGTACTACGAGCCTAAGCCAGAGGGCGAAAAGCAATTCTGGAAGAGACACCTCGTTCAAAAGCATGCCGATCGTAACGGCAACAAAGACGATGTCTTCGGCGCCACAAATATCAACAAAGACGATACGACTCTACCACATCATAAGGATGACCTAGGAACTCCTATAGGCAATCGCCCTGCTGATCAACTTAAGAAGGAAAAGGGCATCAAGGAAGAAAAGATGACTTCTGGTGAAAAGTCGAAGCGTGAAGAAATTGTCAAGGCCATGAAGAAGAAGACTGCCGGATTCAAGGAAAGATACGGCGATCGCTGGAAGGATGTTATGTATGCCACAGCGACCAAGTCTGCCATGGGCGAAGAAGTAGAACTTGAAGAAGATTCACAGGCAGCTACATCAGATAATCCTGCTGGAGCACAAAATACTGTCGGTCAAGTAGATAACAATAATTCTCATCTTAATAATAATCCGACTGCTGATCAACCCAACAAGGGAGAAGTCAAGAACACTCTTGAGCAAATCGCGATGCAAGCAGCCGAGATGCACGACCAACTAGAAGATGGTCAAGAAGTAGACAGTGGTGTTCTGGCTGCCATTAGTGAAGCCAAGGATGCGCTTGAGCAGGCTTATGAATCCATCAATCAAAACGGTAAGAATGTCAAAGAAGAAGCCGAAGAACTCGAAGAAATTAGCGCTGCGTTCTATGCGGCAGCTGCTAGAGGAGCTAAGAGAGCGACTCGCGCAAACTACGGAGCAGGCGGCCGAGACAATTTCAACGCATCTCCAAAGCTGAAGATCTACCGCGATCCTACGCCTCAACCAAAGCCAGATGTCAAGGAAGACTTCGAGGAAGTCGATGATGTCGAAGATCTGTTCGAGGAATTGCAAGCTCTAGAAGAAGCAACCGTTAAGGATAAGACCGGCACGATCGTTGGAACTCATAAGCCAGGCGAAGGCTTCAAGCCTAATGCTCTGGGTAAGAGACTTGGTCACAAGGCTCACCCAACTGATGTTCCTTCTGGTACGACTATCACAAAGCGTGGTAGACCAACCGGTGCTAAGTCATTCGGAGCTTCGAAGCGTAAGGGTGAGACTTCGGCAGAAGCCGGTGGTGCTTCAGAGAAGCCATCATTCACCGATCACTTGCTGAAAGCTGCCGACTCACGAACAGGCGGCCATGTCACATTCGACAACGGCAAATCACATCATGTTCCTAGAGTGCATGCTATCAATGCTCTGTATCATATGGGTAAGCCAGAGAAGCCAGACGATAAAAACAAAGTCAGAAAGCACATCGGCGCCTCGAAGGAAAACTTTGATTCATTCAGAAAGAGTGGCGGTAAGCTTCCAGCAGAAGCACCTAAGTATGATCCAGATGCTAGAATCAAGGCCAGAACATCGCAGATCACTACTAGAAAGACAAGATCTGCCGCTCATGCTGCTCTGGCTCAAAAGATCCTAGCAAAGAGAAAGGCTGGTAAGTAATGGCTATTATTCAAAATAGATCTCTCGGCCATGCCGTAACTCTAGATACTGCCAATGCAACATACGTTGTAACAGATTTTGCTGTTCCTAACTCATCAATCGAAACAGTAACTAATATCGCTGTCACCAAGATTTTTTGGACTGGCGACTGGACGATTAAGCGTGGCGGAACTCTTTTGTGGCAGACTGCCAACAATACTGGAGTCTGGGACCTGAATAAGACAGGAATTTCGTTGAACTCTGGTAATACTGCCGCTAACTTGCAGATCAATACGACATCGACTGCTGCTACTCTAGTTCTTGGAATTAGCAAGACGTCGTCAACGACTGCTAATACTTGGTAAGGAATAGAGTCAATGAAGCTAATTTGCGAAATGCTCGAAGATGTATCGATTCTTAAGGAATCCAGAGAAGATGGCAAGAAGGATGTATTCATTCAAGGTCCATTCCTCATGGGTGAAGACAAGAATCGTAATGGTCGAGTCTATCCTATAGGCGTCCTAGCTAAGGAAGTTCGTCGTTATACTGAGCAGTATATCGATAGAAATCGCGCGTTCGGAGAACTCGGTCATCCGTCTGGTCCAAGCATCAATCTAGACAGAGTTTCGCACATCATCACTCAACTAGAACAGCGCGGTAATCACTTCTACGGTAAGGCTAAGCTTACTGAGACTCCTATGGGCAACATTGCCAAGGGAATTCTTGAGTCTGGTGGCAAGCTTGGCGTATCTTCG